TATTCATACTGCTCCTTTAATTTATTTATAAACCAAATAGCTTTATCTAAATCTTCTATTGGTTTTCCTTTATGCTCGTGGCGCCATAAATATTTTATAGCGGAGCCTTGTAAATAAAATTTAAACCCGTCTCCTTGGCATGCTGCAATTGCATCAATGCAACCAATACCGCCTTTGTTATAATGCGATGGATAGTTTACCGGATCGTGTTTCTTTTTCATTTCTTATTCTCCTATGGATTTAGTTAATAGATCGAAGACTAGGCTTATGGTTGTGGTAGCACAAGACCATGGACTCGCACACGCCACAATAAAGAACTGTTAGAGTATTATGATGGTACGTTTCGTCTGTTTCTTGTTCCTCTAAAAAATTTAATTTTTCTCCGCACTGCAAACAATTCATAATGCTAACCTAAAATACATATTAGTTTGTGGAAGTAATACATGTAGTTCTTCTTTCGCTCTAGTTGCACCAACATAGAAGACGCGTTGTTCGTCGTCAGAATCTTTCTGATATGAGCTGTATGTCTTTATGTTCATGTCCGTTGTTAGTAACACATTATCACATTCGCCGCCTTTTGCAGCATGAATTGTTGAAATTTTTATTCTTGGTTTTTGAGTAATATCATCACTATTCATAGACAGTCGTAACAAATATGCCCTGTCGCGTAAGTTTATTTTCTCTAACGCATGGTGCCACTCGCCGACACTGAAAGGACCAAATAAAATTTTTAAAGTATCTAAGTCATACAAATGTGAAGCATTCATTTTTTCTAACTCCTCTTCATACTTGTCAGAAACTTTTTTATAAAAAAAAACTTTTTTTATTGTAGCCTTGTCAACCATCTCTCCCGCAGCTAATTGATTCCAACCAACAACTGCATCAAACATTCTTTGCGCAATAGGTTTAATTATATTTTTATATTCTTGTTTTTCGTACCACAATCCTTGATTGCGACATGCCTCTTCTAATTTATTTAAAATAAATTTATCTCTTCCAAGCAACAACCAGTTGTCCTTAGAAAGATCAATACTATCAATGGTTTGGTGGTATTTAACAACGCCATCTTCTTCCTGTGGCTCCCAAGTTTTTTCTATTCTGTTTTTAGTTACGTTAATTATTTGTTGAGCAAATTCTTGCACTTCTTTTTTAACGCGGTATGACTTTGGCAAAACTACTTCTTCGGCAGGATAATCTATAAATCGTTCAACGTCTGCTCCAAGCCATCTGTAAATTGCTTGGTCGTCATCGCCTGCTAAATATAATCTCTCTGACGTAGCTGCAAAGTGTTCAATCATTGCCCATTGTAACGGTGTCAAATCTTGCGCCTCATCAATAAACACAACGTCTAATATAGGTAATAAATTTTCATTAACAGCTTCGTAGATCATGTCAGCGTAATCAATGTATCTATTTACTTCTTTAAATTGTTCGTAGGCCGTTGACAAATGTTCAAGATACTTCCAGTCAACTAATGTTGTGTCAACATACTTTCTATAGTGTTCCTCTAACGGTATACCACGTGCACGTGCAAGGTTGTGCTGATTTAAATAAATGTTGTCAGACATTCCTGTTTCAGTATCAATAACTAGTTTTGCTTTAAGACCAATTTTTTCTGCAAAAGATTTAAATTGTGGCTTACCCATAACGGTTCGTCCTTCTTGATCAATGGAATGATAGCCGCATGAATGCAGTGTCGAAAACCATTTAAAACTTTTTTTATCTAAATCAAATTTTTCAATCGCTCTATCGCGTGCTTCGTTTGCTGCTTTCCGTGTAAACGAAAAATATCCGATCTTGTCTATCGACGAACTTTCCATTTCTTTTTCAACGTAATTAAGGAGTGTGGTTGTCTTTCCTGTTCCTGGCGGCCCTAACACCTTTATTACTTTTGCCACTAGTAGGATTCTTTCTCTTTCATATCCGGAGTCGCTACTTGAATATCCTCCATATCGTCAATAAACTCTGGTATTGTCCACACACTAGGAGTTACATCTCCATCAGGTTTTTTAATACGAACTGTTTTCTTAATGCCTTTTAATTCCTGCTCAATAATCCTTACCATTTTATTTCTATGAAACACTGTAAATTTTTTCTTCTGTAAAAAATCCTCTAAGTCTTTTAGAAAAAAATGATGCTTCCTGTCTGAGTTAGATTCTCGATTTAACCACGGCTTGCCTAGTGCCAGCTCCTCTTTCGTTTCCGCAGCGCCTTTGTTAGTGCACCATTCTTTTAAATACTCAATAAACTGCTCTGTGTTACTGACACCTTTAATTGGAGTGTGTGTAGCGTTACTAAGTATGGCACCTATCTTTTCAGTCCATCTAGGTGCAGGAATTATTTTTGGCATGGTATTATTTTGTTCCATGCAACGACGTTGGAATCTAATCTGGTTTTGTAAATCTTCTGTCTCTAGTTCCAATGGTTTATCTACGCCATCTAAAGATAGAAACCACAACGGAGGCTCAGAGCCATACTTTTCTAAACCGGTAGGAACTATGTCTAACTCTGTCTCGCCTTTGCCAAATTTACGCTTAAAACATTCGCTTCTATTACAGTTCGAGCATAAAGGTTCTTTGTTGCAAGCATAATCATACTCTTTCTTTTTAACTGACTGCTCTATTTTTTGTACTTCACCTTGTGTCAATGGCGGATCACACATTTCATTATTAATTGCACCAAGCTCGAATAAAAAATCTGTTTTACCTGACTTTTTAAAAAACACTGCGACATTAGTTATGGCTTCATCTCTACCGCCTTCAGGTACCCCATTGCTGTACAACGTGTTTAAACAAGGTGGACCATCTTTAAACTTATCGTCTATCTTCAAATATTCTATGTCGGCATTGTTTTGAGAATACTTGTCATACAATTTAAAAAAATCTTCTAAAGCACAAGGATTGCCCTCGTCATCTAAAGCATATCTTGTACTTTTGTCAGCATCAAAATAAGGTAAATTTAAATAGTTCCCTGTTTGTCCTTTGTCCAATAATAACTTTACTTGTTTAGGAAATATTTCTGAGCCTGCGCAACCTAGAAAAGCAGAAAATTCTTTTAATCTAGATTGCACAAGACCCGCTTTCACAGGGACAGTGAAAAACATAAATACATGTGCACCACCACTTTTTGATCTAAATACTATAAGTGGTAATTTATTATCTCTAATTTTTTTTATTAATTTTAAATGATCAAAGCCGTTGTATCTGTCAATATCAATACACCCCCAACGACATTTATTGTTTTCGTCAATAGGTATGACTCCAAGACTGGCAGTTCCGCTAAGATGATCTTCCCATAATTTTCTTGGAAGACCGTCAGGTTGCCTAACTATCTGATTTTTTCCTTGTAATTTTCCCGCATCGTTTTTATCCTCTGGTATAAATTTGCCGTAAGCAATGTTTAAACCACTAAATATCTCTATAAATTTCTCTATATTCATTTCTGCCCCTTAATTAAAAGGGCGGCCGAAGCCGCCCTAGTATTTAGTATGACGAAGAAGTTGCCGCCTGGCTTTCTTCTTCGTGAGAGACTTTAACAGTATCCTTGCTCACACCTTGTGAAAACAATTTTGCTGCATCATAAGTACCTCTTTCTTGTACGGGACCAACTTTTTGTATGTCCCAACCAAACCACGTTCCTTTCGAATTAGACTGTGGTACAGTTTTTAGCTTATAGATGTGACTATAAGAAGGAGGCGTAAACGGCCCGTTCTTACCTTGCATCTTTAAGCCTAGCATCATAGAGTTCCACTTACGTGAAACTTTTCTTTGCGTAGCTTTCATAGTTATAAGCGCTTGATCATAACCATGCTCACCAACTACCAACACGTAGTGATTGGCTGTTTCGTCAATCACATTACCATTAGGCAATCTGTTTTGGAAATTAGCATCTCTTGGTGCTTGACTGATATCATAATCAGCACCATGGATTGCTACGGGTGCACCGCTGCCTTTACCACGCTCGCCCCACTCTATAAACTCACGTTTATAGTGACAAGGTATTACATCAATACCTTGTTCTCCGTCAGCTAATGTACCTGAGACAGTATTATAAATCATGCCGGGTTCTGCACCTTCGACATAATTATTACTTGTCTTGTTACACTGAGGAGAGAGTTGACTCAACACTTTCAAAAATGGAAGTGCCAGATCATCGGTAGAACTTACGTTCTCAAGACCGCTCTGTGTTTGCGCATCTGCCATAAACATATTTGCATCGACAGTTGCTATTTCGTTTTTCGTTGTTTTTTGTACTTTGTTCATTGTTATTTTTTCCTTGTTACTTTTGCTTGTCTACCAACAAACGTTTTAAAGATATCTTCAGGTGGTAGATCCGCACCTTTTTCGTGCAGTTCCCGAAGAGTTGCTTTTAGAGTCATGGGCTCAACTTTTAAATCTTGTTGAACCTCATACCCATTGGCGGTGGCTAACTTGGAAAACTCCAATGCCTTTCCGTCTTCGTTACGACCGAACCTAGCTGATATCTCATTCTTGATTATATCACCTAAGTTATTGTCACGAAGCCATTGGTACGCTTCAGCCCTTTGATCAGGGTCTTTAGGTACACTAATTCCGTAAAAGTTTCTTATTTCGATGGCGCTTCCATCATTTAATTTTAGTTGTGTCAAGTTTTTTTCTTGCATTATAGCAGGTATTTTTTCGTTCCTGATACTTAACATTTCTTCTTTTATGTGCTTCAATTGTTCTTCGAGGGTGGATGCTTCGTTCTCAAGATCGACCAATCTTTGACAACAATCCGCGATACTAAGGAGACCAGAGTCATTCACTCTCTCCAATTGATCGTCTTCAAAATTTATTAACTCACCGTTATAGTCCAACTCATTATTCATTTTCTTTCTCCTTGTTATATAGGTCTATAGATAAAGGATAGTACTTGCCTGCGATGCGGTCCCATTTAAGTAATTTAAATTTACCGTTATTAATGTTTGATGCCACAACAGCAGCAACAGCAATAATAGCTGGGTCGCCAACAAGAAGTAAAAAATCTTCATCATTAAACCTTTCTAGTTTCTTTCTTATCTTATGTATTAATGATCCTGCACTATAAACTAACTGCGCTCGTTCTGTAAATAAAAACTTTACGTCACCAAAAGATAATGCTTTCATTACATTATATCGCGGGTTGCCTTCGGCAGTTCCCGGAGGTTCTTGTATACAGTAAACAGTCATAAATACTTTCTTGACAATTAATATAGTCAGATTATATTATAAATCAAGAAAGAATTATATATAAATTATAAAGAAAGAATTGGGCGGAGGGATGGCACAATATATGGACTACCGTTTTAAGACGAAACCTTATCAACATCAGTTAGATGCATTAGCAGCTAGCCATAAAAAAAGAGTATTTGCGTTGTTTTGCGAGATGGGTACTGGCAAATCAAAAATATTATTAGACAATATTGCAATGTTATTTGATACTGGCAAAATTGATGCAGCGTTAATTGTTGCGCCAAAAGGTGTTTATAAAAACTGGATAGATCAAGAAATACCTACACATTTACCAGACCACATACAATGTCGTACGTTTCAATGGGTAGCGCCTTCTTCTCGTAGCAAAGAAGATCAACAATTGCTAGATCAATTGTATCAAGATACTAGAGACCCGTCACTTACCTTATTTGTAATGAACATCGAAGCGTTTTCGTCTAAACCAGGATTGGAAGAAGCAGAGAAATTTTTATCAGCATATAAGTCTATGATGGCAATAGATGAGAGTACAACTATAAAAACGCCTACAGCTAAACGCACTAAAAATATTATATCTGTTAGTCGTTATGCGTCTTATAAACGGATTATGACGGGAAGCCCCGTTACTAAAAGTCCTTTAGATTTATATTCACAATGTGAGTTTTTAGACCCTGACTTGTTAGGCCACAGCTCCTACTATGCATTTCGTGCACGCTATGCCAATATGCAGACAATTAACGTTGGCGGTCGTTCGGTAAATATTGTCAGACCTAACAATAGTTA